TGATGAACTCGAGAATTAATTATGAGAACATTATTGATGGACGTTGGAGACAATTCAGTCCCGACACTACTCTTGCCACAGGATCAGCAGTGACAACAAAAGCATCATCCTTCGGATCATGCGAACCATCTGCATCTGAAAGACTGTATACTTATGTTATGGTCAAGTTCGATACGCTTCCTGACCCCGCTAGTATTGTCTTTGTTCCTGGTCGTCGATTCCTTCTAACCGGTGCTGCTGTTGAAGAGAGTGAACTCTCTTACATCATGAGGCTCCGCAGATCCTACGTTCTACAAAATGACGTTCCAGTGTGATTAACATGTGCATTGACACATATGAATACGCCAGGGGCCCATCAAGAAGTGTAGCTCCAAGAATAGTTACTGATAGTCTCTCTGTCGCAGAGGCAGGTTCAATGCCTACCTTCGATTACCAGGGATTAAATCTTAACATGGATTCGATGTTTAGTGGAATGAATTATTTCAATATTGACTTGGGGATCACGGCGGACATGATGACAGAATCTAAAGTCAGACCTTCAACAAAGGATCAATGGACAACCACAACAACAACCGTCGTCACCCCTGGTAATAACAAAGCGGAGCAAGCCGCAAGTGTCAGAATGGTTGCAGATGAATTACTAGCTGCAACTGGAAGTGTGGCCGGTTTCACTTTGGGTTTATTTGGCGGATCTCCATTCCTTGGGGCTCAATCAGGCGAGGCTGTTGGCCGCAATCTAGGTGACGCCATGTATTCTGCCGCTCACTGGTGGCATGATCCATCAATCTTTTCTGCTAGTGAACGAACTAATCGTCGCATGAAGCAAGATGATTGGCGAGTCGGTTAACTTTTCAGTTCTATCATCGGGCCTTCACCATTCATGCCACAGTCGTGGCAGAAAACATACTGGTCATCTGCTCTTCCTTTCTTTGTCTTAAAACATACCGTGCATTGGTAGGTCGAAACACGAATTAATGGTTGCTCATCGTTGAGGATTGACAGACGTTGCTTGACAGCAGCGTTAACGAAAGCAGATTGATTCTTGACTTCCTTTAGTTCACTGGCCACACTTAGATCAATGGTAAATGTTCTAGCTACTTTCATTCTTCTCCCACCATTCTAATCTGAATCTCGCATCTAGTGCAATGCCAATGCCAAATTGCACTGGTTGATTCTTCCATATCATAATCACAATTAGAACAAATCATTCTTCATCACCCCACAAAGGTAACTTAGGATAGTGAAGGCAATCTTCACAGCAAGCCTTCAGGCTTCTAGACCAATCGCTGCCGCAAATTTGGCACATTTCCCATACGTTAATCATCAAATCGCCTCCGGGATCTTAGTGGGATAACTATACCACCCACAATACTGGCACTCTTTCATCACATATCCCTTAAGATATACGGTTTTTGTCTTTTGATTGCAGTCGTAACATCGCATGGTTGAGCCTAAAGGGAGGATACATATGTATGTATCGCTATGTATAATCCCAAAACGGTTAGATCCAGTGGGAAACCCACTTTATCACCCTACAACCGGTATAGATTGCCTAGTAAGTAAAAGAAGAAGTATATAGAGTACCGTTGGGAAGACCCACGCATGGCAGAACCATTGACCAACAGTTTTTACTTAACTGAGAGCGTAAAACTACCGGCATCAACCGCAAGCGGTGTATCAACACAAGGGACAATTGATCTGAGTGCTTACATAAACGTCCCTACAGGACAAGCAATAGCCATTCAGTCCGTCGATTTTGTCTATCAATTGACTGCTCCATTCGGTCAATCTGCTCAAGACATGGTTGCCGGCAACGGTGCAATCAGCGTTCAACTTACAGATCTTAACCAGGGCACTAACTTAGTCCAGGCTGATAACCAATCTCTAGTCGCTTCCGGCAGTTTGAATGTAGACCAATCAAACAACATTGCAAGCATGGACGTTGACATTTTCCCGGATAACTTCGGGCCAAGTAAATTATCCGAAAGTTTCCTCGTAGTAAATGATACCCTGTACCTCACTGCAATGCCTAGTGGAACCACCATTGGACTCAATGCTGTAGTCGTTACAGCACGCATTCGTGCTGCTGTAGTTAAACTATCAACCAAGGACTGGATGGCAATCGCAATACAATCAACCGCTGAGGCTTGATTTCGGTGAACGCCGATTGGGAACGTGGTTATGCTGCTGGATATTCAGCCGCTCATCGCACTGACGTCAGCGACCTTACTACTGATCGTGGAATGGCTACGCCGGTTCCGAAAGCGCAGAAACCTAAGCGCAAGGCTAGTGCTTACTCTAAGCGATACGGAAAAATGTTCCAAAGAGTAGCTCCTAAGTATAAACTCAAGAATGGCTCTTGGGCTAAGGACGGATTCAAACGTGCGCAAGCTGCCGCACACAAACTAACAAAGAAGTGATACTATGGCTAAAGCATTACAACACCCTGCAATACTGAAATCCCTTTGCCCTGCTACATCTGCTACTTTCGGCGAAGAAGGCATTGACACCATTACAGGTCAATCATGGCAACAACTTACCTCATTAGCAGGTAGTCCCTTTCTTTATTGGGAAGGTAGTATAGATCTAAGCGCATATGTTCTAAAGGATCTAACTTGGGTGACAACACAGAAAGATATTCAAGAACCAGGTAACTTCGAATTAAACTTTGTAACTCCAATGAGGATCGAAGTAATCGAGTTTGTTTCTAACACACAATATAACCGGCAAAGATTAACTCTGATCGCTGATGATTGGGAAACTGGAAACGCTGTGCCTGGCATGATGAACTCGAGAATTAATTATGAGAACATTATTGATGGACGTTGGAGACAATTCAGTCCCGACACTACTCTTGCCACAGGATCAGCAGTGACAACAAAAGCATCATCCTTCGGATCATGCGAACC